GCTCTTCCGATCTGGGAGAGGAAATGAGCTAACAGAACTTATTGACAAGTCACGTCAACTATATCCCAAAGCTTTCCCCGGTGCAAAGTTCCGGGAGTCAAAGTCAACATGGCACTTTCCATCAGGTGCAACAATATGGTTTACCTATCTTGACAAAGACAAAGACGTAACAAGATTTCAGGGTCAGTCGTTTAACTGGATAGGCATAGATGAGATAACCCAATATCCCTCGCCTTATGTTTGGGATTATCTCCGTTCACGACTGAGAGCAACTGATCCTGAACTGCAAAAACATCTGTACATGCGTTGTACAGCAAACCCCGGAGGAGTCGGAGGTTGGTGGGTCAAGAAGATGTATATCGATCCATCTGAACACAACTCGACTTTTCCTGCAATAGACATTGAAACAGGCAAAGCTTTCTTGTGGCCGCAAGGACACGAAAAGGCAGGTGAGCCACTCTTCTATCGTAGGTTTATACCTGCACGTTTGACTGACAATCCATACTTGTTGGCTGACGGACAATACGAAGCAATGCTACGATCCCTACCTGAAGTTGAACGTAAGCGACTTCTTGAAGGCGACTGGGAAGTAACGGAAGGTGCAGCCTTTCCTGAATTTAGTAGGAGTAAACATGTTACACCGAGTTTCGAGCTTCCACCAAATTTCCCCAGAATACGTGCCGCTGACTATGGGTATGCGAGTCCTTCTTGTGTCCTGTGGGGTGCTATTGACTGGGATAACAATATATGGGTTTATCGTGAACTGTACGTAAAACAGTTGACAGCAGAGCAGTTAGCAGATAGAATACTACAAGTAGAACAAGAAGATCCGACCCCCCATTATACTGTACTTGACTCATCGTGTTGGAACAAGACAGGCTTTGGTCCTTCCATAGCAGAGACAATGATGAGATGTGGAGTGCGTTGGATGCCATCGGACAGAAACCGACTTCAAGGCAAAATGGAAATACATCGTAGGCTTGCCGATGACCCACGAACAGATGAACCTAGATTACGAGTATTTCCGAACTGTGTCAACCTTATCAAACAACTATCAGGTATACCTCTTAGCAAAACAAATGCAGAGGATGTGGACACAAAGGCAGAAGATCACGCATACGATGCACTACGATATATGTTAATGACAAGGATGACAGGATATGTGTCGATTCATAAAACGCTTGGTGGTATTAAGAATCAGGTCTATCAAATGCAAGACCAAACATTTGGGTATTAAATAAATGGCAGCTCCTACAGGTGGTGGTGGTAAGTTCACCATAATAAAGAAAAAGTTTGATCCTACAAAAACTACTTTGAAAGAAGTAGTTGAGATGTATATCAAAGAAAGTAAAAAAGGTTTTGATGGTGAAGGTCATAGAAGTAAATTTACATCGCAGAATAGTCCGTATAAACCATTTCTTGATAGACCTGTTATGGAGTTTTTAGAATCATCTTTTGATGATGAAGTAAATCCTTTATTAAAATTTTATGATACAAACAAATCAGCAGGCTCAAGAAGAAATTATTATTCTCTTGCAAAAGGTATAGAAGCAAACGTAGAAAGTCAAATAGCTCGTTCCACAACAAAAGAGTTAGCACACTTTAAAGTTGATGGTATACCAAAGTTAACAAACACTGTTATACTTGATCCTAAACCCGGACAAAGAGCTTTACGATATGCTTTTAATCATTTGAAAGCAGGCGAGTTTCAATTAGCTTTATTAAAACATGCCAAGAAAAATCCAAAAGACATACCTGTTGTACGAGCAACTTTAGCTGCATTACATCTAGGTTTTAGACCTAATGAAATTCAAAACATGCCTGCGACTGCTTTGTTTCCACCTTTAGAGGATAGTGTTGCACCCGGTATTTTTATTAGTGGTGATTTCACAAAGATGGATGCAGCGATAGATATACCTGCATCAAGTCATGTACACGGTATCTTAACAAGTGCCAGAAATTCAAATAAGAAAAGATTTGGCAATACTACAAATGTTCCTAATCTAATGTTCCTAACAGATGAAGGCACAGCTTTACCTAAAGGTGCTATAAGTGATCTTCTTAAAAAAATAAAAGTTCCTAAAATAATACAAGATAAACAAACAGGTGAGTTTTTAGATTATTTTACATCTTCTTATGACATGAGACGATATAATTCTACCATAGCATACAAAGCTAGGTTTCCATTACAGGTCATGGCTCAAATGAAAGGAAGAGCCATAACATCTATGACAGGTGCAGGATCAGAGGGAGTTTATCCTTCTCCTATAACTGGATTGTATGACTTAGCAGACTTAGAACCTCATGAAAGATTAAGCACAATAATACATGATCAGTTAAGTAAAAAATTAAACATAGCAAATGAAAATACGTTAACATCTAATCAAGACTTAATAGAAAATTATGCAAAAAGCACAGCAGACAACAATCTTTTACAGGTAACCACTAAAGCTGAAGGACAAGCTTATGACGTGACACCTCAACTTACTGATAAAGATTTTAAAGCACCTGCTGTTCCTGAAGGACAAACGATAGACGGTGATTTCACAGATATAACTGAAAAAGAACCTGAACCCCCAAAAAAATTTAGTGATTTAAGTAGTGAAACACAATCTAAATTAGCTGAAATAGGAATAACTGATAAAGGCACATCTGATAAACCCACACGAATACAAAAAGCAAAAGGTTTGAAATCAATCGACCCATTTGCAATAGTAGCAGGTGGTGCAGGAGTATCAGAAATACTAGATGATACTGGTGAATTGGTTAGTGAAGAAATTACACAATCAACAATAGCTCAAACACTCGCAAAGACTGCACCGAAGTTAGCACAGACTACACTTGGAAAAGCTTTACCAGTAGCAGGTGCAGGATTGGTATTTCCGTCATCTCCTACAAACGTAGATGAAGTAGAAGGGTTTGCAAGAAAAGATATTGACAGACGCTTTGCAGGTATAGATCAAATGGATACATCTCAGGAAAAACAAATATTTAGAGATGATCCACGACTGCGAGGAGCGACAGCAATGTACGATCCATCCGAGCTACCAAGACGAGATGCTGACGATCCATTGAGTGATGAAGCATACAGAAAAAGATTTCTAGAACAATCTAGAACAAAAGCAAGTTCACAATTACGTGGGTTTGCACAACCACGCTAAAAGGAGAAAAAAATGGCAGACAATCTTAATCAAGGTGCAGCCTATATAATGGGATCAGACAAAGTATCAGTTGATGATGCTCAAGGATCTAATAGCTTATATAGAGAAGGTCTTGAGTTTACTATGGAAGTAAATCAAGATGCGTTGCAAGTTGACATGCCAAAGAAGCAAACAAAACCTACTGTTGAAGCTTCTTTATTTGCTATGGCTGACGACAAAAACTACTTCTAATCAAGGATAAATTATGGCTGATGAAAGTTTTCTTCAACCTGATGACGATACCCCTGTATCTATTGAAAATCCACAAGATCAAATGCCCGGATTGGCAGGGTACGTTAAATCTAAGTTTGAAGATGCAGAGAATGGCAGACGTTCTCACGAACTAAAATGGTTACAGTCTTATAAAAACTTTAAAGGTATCTACGATTCTACAACTCAATATCGTGACTCCGAAAGATCAAAAGTATTTATTAAGATAACCAAAACTAAAGTTCTTGCTGCGTATGGACAGATAGTGGATATACTATTTAGCAATAAAAAGTTTCCACTTGTTGTAGAACCTACTCCTATGCCTGAAGGCATCGAGGAGTTTGCTCACATGAAAACTCCAGTTGATGAAGCTGAACAGCCAGTTGATCCATTTGGTTTTGAGGGAGATGGCAGAGAGCTACCCCCCGGAGCTATGTCGGCTCGTGAGCCACACAAGCTAGGAACATACGGTAACGATTTTCCTGACATGTTGGCATCAGGACCTGCGAAGATGGGTGAGCCACAAGTTAAACCTGCACAGAAGATGGCTATGAATATGGAGAAATGTATTCATGATCAACTTATGGACAGTAACGCAGTCAACGTATTTCGTAAAGCTGTATTTGAATCAGCACTACTTGGAACAGGCATAGTCAAAGGTCCGTTAAACTTTTACAAGCGTGTTCATAACTGGCAGATGAATCCTGATACTGGGCAAAAAGAATATAGTCCGTATGAAAAGGTAATGCCACGAATTGAATATGTATCTCTGTGGGATTTTCATCCTGATCCGTCTGCAACAAGTATTGAAGATTGTGAGTACGTAATACAAAGACATCGTATGAACCGTCAACAACTTCGTGGTCTAATCAAACGACCATACTTTGATGCGTCAGCTATTGAAGAGTGTCTTGCTAAAGGTCCTAACTACGAAGATAAATACTACGAAGATACTATCCGTGAAGATGATACTGAACCTTACTATCAAGAAAACAGATACGAAGTTCTTGAGTACTGGGGTGTCATAGATAAAAAACTTGCAGATGAAGTTGGTATGGAAAATGCCAATGATATGTCAGAGTTTGATCAGTTGCAAGTCAATGTATGGGTATGTGGTGGTATGGTCATTCGATGTGTCGCAAATCCATTTACACCTGCACGATTACCTTTCCAAGCTTTTCCATTTGAGATAGACCCTTATCAAATATGGGGTGTCGGTGTTGCAGAGAATATGGAATACTCACAAAAATTAATGAATGGTCATTACCGTATGGCTATTGATAACTTAGCACTTGCAGGTAATCTTGTATTTGATGTAGACGAAGCAAGCTTAGTTCCCGGTCAAAACATGGATATATTCCCCGGTAAGATATTTAGACGGCAGTCAGGTGTAACAGGCACAGCAATCAATGGATTAAAGTTTCCAAACACTGCACCAGAGAACATACAGATGTATCAGATATCACGACAACTCGCTGATGAAGATACAGGTATACCATCCATATTGCACGGACAAACAGGTGTAACAGGAACTGGGAGAACTGCTGCAGGACTATCTATGTTGATGGGTTCAGCAGGACTAGCAATGAAAACAGTTATAAAGAATATAGATGATCATTTACTGAAGCCACTGGGTGAATCTTTGTTTCAATGGAACATGCAGTTTAATGATGATTTGGGGGAGATAAAAGGGGATCTAGAAATAAAACCTCGTGGGGTTGCAGCAGTTATGCAAAAAGAAGTACGTACACAAAGATTAACTGCTTTGCTTCAAACCGTATCTAACCCAATGCTTGCACCTTTTATTAAGATACCTAACTTGATAAGAGAGCTTGCAATAGCACAGGATATTGATCCTGATACGTTAGTCAACGATGCCAACGAAGCACAACTATACGCTGAAATGTTAAAAGGAATGATGGCTAATGTACAACAAGGAGCAGGCGAGGATGCTGTCGCCACTAATCAACAGCAAGGAATGGGTCAACCTAGTGGAGTATCTCAACAACCTGAAGGAACTGACAGTCAAGGGTCTGGTAACGGCACAATCGGAGTCGGAGCTACGCCAACTGCAGGGGAAACTGGCTTTACTGGAAATGCTCCTAGAGTTGAAGAATAATCACGAAAGAATAAATAAAAATGGCTGACATTTTTGATTTTGGTGTAGACTTCGGTCTTTCTTTCTTTGAGCCTTTGCCAGAGAGACGAAAACGTACTGGTACGTTGACACGTGAAGAATACGCTAAAGAAAATGTTGATTTTTATGAACAGAGCTTAGACGATACTTTAGGCACTGGCATAGAACTTAGATTTAAAGATGATGAAAAAAAAGAAGAAGAAGATAAAAAAGAGGACATTGACGTAAATGTAGTGGGTGGAGACGATGAACCTGCTTCTATATCTGCTTCTAGTTACGATGTGCAAGACACAGGAGAATTAGGGTTAGGAGCAGGAGAACAAATTGGAATAGGAGGTACGGCAAACACTTTAGGATCTGTTAATGTTGGAACTTATGGACAATCTTTATCACAAGCAGGTTTAGGAGATAAAAATCCATTTAGTGCTTTTGGTCTAGACATATACACAGCTTCTGTTCCAACAACAAAAGATGAAGCAAAAAAGGGATTAGCAAAACAATTTTCAAAAGAAAAATTAACTCAAAGTGCAGTTAAATTTGCAGGAAGAATGATAGGTATGCCTGCACCTTTAACGTCAGGTGTGATGGGTTTTGTAAACGGAGTTACTGTTAATGATCCTTTAGGGAATCCTAGCTTTAGACCTAGCCATCCTGTTTTTGGATTGGCTCACGATTTAAACATGTCAATACAATTTAGTAATGCTTCAGCTATAAATGCAGCTATAAACGCAAATCTTGATGTTCCATATGCAGAGAGAGGTCCTATAGGTTTTATGGGATATGATCCTACAAACGGTCAATTAATAAGTAGGGCCCCTTTGGGTAAAACATGGACTGGAACTTCAGATCTTTCAGTACAACAAAAAAGTGCGTTAGAAGCTTTATCTAAAGGTTTTACTACTAACGGATATAACAATATTACAGAAAGAGGAGAAGTTCTAGCTATGGGAACTGACACCATCGGAGGTCAGACAGTAGGAGGGTATGACAACAGTGGATTTCATCACAGTATAAATGGTGCGTCAAGAACTGGAACTATGGCACAAGCTCAAAAAGCTGCAACAAAATATGGTATTCCACTTAACCAATTTCTAGATATTTTAAATAATAAAGTACGTAAAAATCTTACTTTTTTTGGTAAGCCTAAAAACAGTAAACTTACTTTAGATTATTTAAGTAGAAAGCAATTCAGAGACAATGAAACAACAGGTGGATCATATAGCATGGGTCTTGAGACCGATGTCACTGCTCAACAAGATATTGAAAATGCTTTAAGTCAGGGAATAGGCGTAAATGAATTTGGCGGCATATCTGCACAAGGTTTAACAGATGTTCAAGGTATTAGTCAAGCTACTCAAGGTATAACGAGTGGAAGTTTTGGCACAGTAAGTGTTGAAAGTCCGGGTGATAACAGTAATGATGGTGGTAGTGGTAGTGGCAGTGGGGCTGCAGGAAGTGGTTCAGATAGTGGTCCGGGAGGTGGCGTTGGAGGAGATGCTACTGGAGGATATACTGCATTTGGTGGACAGATTGGTGAAGGTATGCAAGAAGGTGGTCCTGCAGGATTTATTGGTGGGCCTCCTGAAAACTACAGCGATCAAACAACCATCGCAGATGACATACCTCTAGAGGTCAAAGATGGTACTTTTGTTATAAATGCTCCTGCTGTAGAATACGCAGGATCAGATGATATTAGCGAAATGTTAACAAAAGCGTACGAAAAAGCAGGACAAGCTATTGACAAATCTGGACAAAGGACTACAATACCAAGTAAGGAACAAATTAATATAATGATTTCACGAGGTGAGGTCGTAGTTCCTCCCCAAATAGCAAAGATCATAGGATACGATCGTTTAGAGAAAATAAACAATCGTGGTAAAAAAGAAGTTGCAAGACGACAAAAACAAGGTGATCAAGAAAAGCCACAAGCTAGACAAGCTAACGAAGGTGGTTTTATAAATAAAGATACTGCTAATAAAAAAATTACTCTGTATAGAGGTGATAAGTTTCCAGAACAATATACTGAATTTGACAAAAAGTATATGAAAAATGCAAGATTACGAGGTGCATGGTTTTCTTCAAACAAAGCTTATGCTAGAATGTATGGACAACTTCAAAAAACTTTAACTGTTAGTCTTGATGAATATTTAAAAGGCTCAAAAAGAGCAGAGATTGCTAGAGATTTAGGTGAGATGAGAAGTGACTTGTTTAATCCACAAGATCCTAAAAAAAGAGGATCATTGGGATTAACAAAAGAACAAAGACAACAATTATTTAAACACGTAAAAGAAATAAAACAGTTTGCTAAACTCGTAAAAGAAGAAAAAATTGACCCACAAAGATTTGTAAATACTTTACATATGTCTGTTTTTCCAGAAAAAAAAGATGAAGCTACAATTAGAAAAATTGAAAGTTATAAAAACAATCCAAAACTTTTTGCTAAACTTGTAGTTCGCAATTTAGCAAATAATATTGTAGCAAAGGGAACACCGTTTGTTACAAAAGCTATTCCCGGTCTTAGCATACTTTCAGGGTTTGCTCCTAAAGAAATGGGCGATGCAACTCTTAGTGGCAAAGAGGGATTTATTTATGACTATCGTAGTCAATAAGAATTAGTCAGCTACCCACATAAGTGGCCCTGACAAACCGAAGCAGCTACCCACAGCCAGTGGCACTGCATTAATGAGGTATAAAACTATGGCAACACAAGTAAAGGGCGTAAGAGCCAACAAACCAAACGATTCATTTGGAGTAACAAATAACGAAAATCTTTATCGTGGCAAATATCGTGAAGATGTTTACAAAGATGAAGAAGAAAAAACAGAAGAAACTCAAGACCCCACACAAGTGGCTACTCAAGAGAAACCAAAACCTTCTGAAAATAGTTTTGCAGAAGCGAAGCAACAAGAGGATCACGATTACAAAAAGCGTTATGATGACTTAAAAAAACATTATGACACAAAACTCAACGAGTTTAAAAGTGAGCGTGAACAACTCATGGGAGAGCTTGATACATTCAAGCAACACACTCAAGAGTTACCTAGAGGTGCAACACCACCTAAAACACTTGAAGAACTTGAAGAGTTCAAAGAAAAGTACCCTGATGTATTTCAAGTTGTTGAAACAGTGGCAGGTGTACAATCTGAAGCTAAGATTGCAAAACTAAGACAAGACTTGGAATCAGTTAAACAGCGAGAGAAAAGTTTAGAAAAAGAAAAAGCTTTTGAAGAACTTCTTAGACTACATCCTGATTTTGATGATCTTAAAACAAATGAAAAGTTTTTAGGGTGGCTTGACGAACAGCCTACACAATTAAGTGACGGTATTTATAAAAACAATACTGACGCAAAATGGGCAGGTAAGGTCGTGTCTCTTTACAAAGCAGAGATGGGAATCTCTAACAAGAAACCTACTAAGTCTAAAGAATCTGATGCCGCAGCATCTGTGATAAGGCAACAGCCTAAAGACGTTGCAACAAAAGATTCAACTAAAAAGATTTGGAAAGGTTCTGACATCGCCAGACTTAAACCGTGGGAGTTCGAGAAGGTGGAAGCCGAGATTGATCTAGCACGGCAAGAAGGGCGAATTAATATGAACAGCTAAAACCTCAAAAATAGGGAGAGAGAAAATGGCTTTCGGAACTGCTGCAGGATACGGAAATTTACCTTCTGGTAATTTCGCTCCTCAGATATTTAGCCAAAAAGTTCTCAAGTTCTTCAGACGTGCTTCGGTTGCAGAAGATATTACGAATACTGATTACACAGGAGAGATTGAAAACTTTGGCGACACTGTGAATATTATCAAAGAACCAACAATAACTGTATCCAGTTACACAAGAGGTTCTGTGGTAAATACTCAAAACTTGGCTGACGATCAAATTACATTGACCGTTGACCAAGCTAACGCATTTGCATTTAAAATCGATGACATCGAGGAAAGACATTCGCATGTTAACTTTGAAGCATTAGCAACTTCTTCAGGTGCTTTTTCTTTGAAGAGAAAATACGATGCAAACGTACTACAAACTTTGTCAGACGGTGCAGGTATTGCAGGTGCTGACGATGCAAGTTTATCAGGTGGATTAACAACTACTAATTCAGCTTTAGGTACAGCGTCTGCTCCAATCAACGTGGAGACAGATGATGCAGGTATCAACCTCATGCTATTAATGGCTAGAGTGCTTGATGATCAGTCTGTGCCAGAAGAGAACAGATGGTTTGTTGCTCCTCCGATCTTCTACGAGAAGATGTTTCAAGCAGGTAACAAGATAGCAGAAGTACAGGTAACTGGCGATGCTTCTTCAAACCTAAGAAACGGACTTGCAACTCCGGGTACACTTGCAGGCTTTAGTTGCTACAAGTCTACTGCATTAAATAGTACAGCAGGTACTGACCAAGTAACATTATCAGGTGTCGCTACAGACGCTTCTGAGAATATTATTATGGCAGGACATATTTCTGCTGCGGCTACAGCGTCTCACATCGCAAAGACTGAAGTGGTACGTTCAACTGAATCATTCTCTGATGTTGTTAGAGGGTTACATGTTTTTGGAAGAAAAGTCCTTAGACCTGAAGCTCTTGTACGTGGCATCATAGATTTTGCTTAGTAGGGAGGATTAACTATGGCTACAATAGATAGAACTCCTAACGGAGGAACTGCAGGTCATCCTGCTAATATCGCAAGACCTTACGTAATGACTTCACAAGTTCATGATACTGCAGATGGTGGTACAGGAGGAGACGTTGTTCAATTGATTGACGTTCCTGCTGATACTATGATCGTTGCAGGTGCTTTAGAAGTTTTAGAAGCAAGAGGTAATGGACAGATTACTTTGGATGTGGGTTTTACAGGTGGTGATGTGGACTGTTTTGTTGACGGTTCTGCATGTGCTGCAGGTTTTACACCATTCTTAGAAGCTGCCGTTGGTGCTTCTGGGTCTAATGCTAGAATTTTAACTTCAGCAGACACTATCGATGCGTTAATTCTCGATGGTGGATCAACAGGTGAATCTGCACTACGTTTTAGAATACACGTAGTTTTGGCAGATATATCTGCTAATCCTGTAGAATCTGCTACAGTTTCAACTGGCACATAAACTACTAAATGATTGGGGTGGGCAACCACCCCCTTCATATATCATGGGGGAAGATTTTTGATAATAAAGGCGAGCAATGTTATTACAAATATTAACCAAAGAAGATGTAGACAAGTGTCTAAAACTTTGCCCAGACATGGAAGATGGTAACAAGACACAACCATTAAAAGGTGTCAAAAAGAATACAGAGTCAATAAAAATTGAAGATGAGGTAAGAAACCTCGTAGCTTCACGGATTGTAAATAATCCATTTGTTGATTCAGTAATATGCCCTAATCGTGTATCAGTAAACTTTTACAACAATTATACAAAGGGTGATTACTATAATAAGCACATAGATAATTTTAAAGCAGAGCCTAAAATAAATCATGTGTATTTTGATTACGGTTTTACAGTCTGTTTATCAGACAACTACGAAGGTGGAGAATTTGTACTTGACAATGAAATAGGTGAAGTACCTTACAAACTAAAAGCAGGTCAAGTTTTATTCTTTCCAATAATATACCCTCACAGTGTTAACAAAGTAACAGAGGGGTCACGAAAAGCATTGATAGGTTGGTTATCTACCAATGTTAGTTACGAACAAAGTTTTGTGTTGCGTAACTTGTATGAAGTAAATGCTCATGCAATAAGTAACAAACAACACAATTTAGCCGTTAAGTCTACACTTGTACAAAACTATTTAAAGAAACAGTGGGGTAGATAAAATGGCATACTTGATAAGTAACATACCACACTTTAAGTGTTGGGTACGAAAAGAATTTACACATAACCACCAAATGTATCATGGTGAATATTTACACGCACTAGCAATAGCCGTGAACACAGTACCAGACAGATGTCTTAGCTTTCAAGTCGTATTTACAGGATGTGAAAGCGATGACGATGAAAACGAACAGAACGTACACGGTGGTGCAATGTGGGCAAGGATGCCGATAACAGCACTCGTTGCTGATATACCGTACGAAGAGTGGCCGCAGAAAATGTCAACGTTC